CGTGATTTCGTTCTTATACCATGCCCTGTTTCCGGTGCCGTTGTTTTCAATCTTTTTTTCTGCAAGATATCTTTCTCTGTAGACCTCGGTATCCTCATCATCCGCAGCCGCCTGTATCAGTTCCGTCAATTCCCCCTCAAGTGTCTCGCTGATAAAGTCGATGGACAGTAGTTCTTCGTCCGGCTTTACGTTTCCGGCACTTCCCAGCGTTTCACACTCCAGATAATACTTGCCATCACTCACTTTCTGCGTGCTGATAAAGGTCAAGTCGCCGCACTCAAACCGTTCCCCGATGTCAAAATCTTCGTTAAACGTGGCAAGCCATACGGCGGCAGTCGCCGTCTTGATGGGTATGTTGTCCTCCTGCCCCTTTAATATCAAATGTTCCCTGTCGCAGGTCAGCGCACTTCCGTTCTCATCGGCTACCCCCATCTCGTAATAGATTTCTTCCAGCTCTGCCGCTGCGGGAGCGAGTGCAAAGTTGACAAGTGTCCCCTCGCCCGTGCTGATGTCACCGCTGACTCTCTCCCTCATCTCCTCCAATATGGTGTCCTTGTCTTTGTTCTCATACAACTCAATCCACCTCCGTTTCGTATGTCCCCGTGTCACTGCCAAAAACCGTGTCTATGGTGATGTTTGCTTTCAGTCTTCCGCCGGAATACTCCGCATCGGACACTTTCACCATCGTGATATATTCGTTTTCAGACAGGCACTCCTCTATCATTCTTGCCGCCTCGATTTTGATGTGTTCCTGACTGTACCGTCTTCCATACAGATCTTCCAGTTCATTGCCGTAGTCATCATCGCAGATGAAAAAGCGGTATCTGGCTATCTGCAAAGCGAAGTAGCACCACACTTTGATTGCCTCTAATTTTTCCACGACCGTCCCCGTAGTCTGCCCCGTGGCGAAGTTAATGCCAAACTCTTTCGGGATAGATGCCTCCTCCTCGTATTCTTCCAGAACGTCATCATCTTCGATGTATGCAGGAAATAGACTCATAATTCCACCAGCCTTTCTATAATGGCATATTGTTCTTCATTGATTCTCTGTATCAGAACCGTATCCCCCTTTTTTAATGGTTTCACAAAGCCGTCTTTGCTCTGGTATCCCGTGGATAGATGTTCGGCGACAAGTAAATCGTCCTCGTCCAGTTCCAACGTATCTATCATGCAGACAGAGGCGGACTTCATCACACCGATTCTCATGCCGTAAGAGTTTCCCGTTTTTCCCTGTTCCCTCATGGTCTTAATCATCTGTTCGTATGGATTCATATGCCCCTCCTTACGATGTCTTTCTGTCCATGACATTCTTAAATTTCAGTTCTAAACTCATGGTGTAGCGTCCTCCCTCCCATGTGTGGGTATCGCTGTCTATCCAAAACAGTCCGTCCAGTCCTGTTGCACTGTCGGAAACTACAACGCCGTTTCCGGCAATGCAGTTTTTGTTCCCCTCTGTGACGCTGATGTTTATTTTTTTCTGCACGCCGGCAAACATATTTTTGGCGGCGGTCTTTGCGTTGACTCCCTTTTCTTTCTCGTAGACTTCCTGATACAGTCCGTATCGTTTGATACCCGATGCATTTTTGACGATTCCCACCTGTTTCCCCTTGGAGTTGTATATACGCACCTGATTGACCATGTTTTCAATACTTTCCTCGTACGATGAAGAAACAATGTTTCTTTCTTCGTCCAACGTAAATCCGGACACGACCGTCCCCTTTTCCGAAACGAAAAGCGTCTTTCCCCTCATGTAGCAGATGTACTGTCTAAACGTTCTTCGTGACGCTTTGGTATAGGCGAGCATGATGGTATCGTAAAGGCTTGTGTCGTCTGCAATCACTTTGTTGAGCACTTTCTTTGTGGCGACGATTTCCCCTGTGTTGATGCCGTACTTTTGACAAAGTGCTGCCGTGATTTTTTCCGCTGTCTTTTTCTTGTATTTTGCCTTGTGCTTTATCCTCATGAGATGCCCCAGCAAATCCGTGACGTTATATGTCACGGTGCCGATTTCTCCCTTTTTCTCGCTTGTCTGTATCTCTCCATAGAAAAGCAGTTCGCCGTCTAAATGCAGTTCGATGATATCCCCGACTGCCAGATTTAGCTTTAGTTTCTGTATGTTGCTGTCGTTTGGAGCGTTTAACACGCTCACGGTTGCTTTACGTGCCGCCTGCGAGACCGAACCGCTCCATGTGATCTGCGTCACGGCGTCTGTGATGTCAAAGGTCTTTCCATTGCTTTTCTTTGTCCACTTTACCTTCATGGTTTAATCACCACCTTCTTGCCGATGGGCGGCGTCTTTTTATTTCCCATGCCGTTTTGTTTCGCAATTTTCTTTGCGTTCGAACTGGAACCGGTGTACTTTTTTGCCAGTTTCGCCCACGTGTCTCCCTTTTTTACCGTGACGGATACCTGTTTATATTTCTTGGTACTTCGCTTTTTTATCTTCTTGTAGCGTTTAAGCTGCAACGTAAAATAAATATCTTCGGTGCCGTCCTGATACTTGTATTCAAACTGTTCGATGGTTGCCTTGCAGTCGATAATCGGCGTGATGATAAGCTGTATCACGCCGTTTCGTTTCATCTGCTTAATCAGTTCGACGCACTCGACAGGCTCCGGATATCCTTTATACTGGTCGTAATACATTTCATTCGCAGGAAAGTGAGACTCAATCTGTACCGTCCCTAGTTTGGGAAGTCCCAACAGATTGACCTCGCCTTTTGCGTTGACCGTTTCCGTCTTGTTGTCCTGCTCCATACTCATTCCTACTTCGCTCGGCAGGATAGGCAGCCGCAATTCCTCATCGTCCTGTTTCAGCCATATCTCCATGCGTCTCACCGTCCTTTCTTTTTCATGCAGCTTAAGTCACAGCTTAGTCACAACTCAGTCATCCCTTGATTAAGTTGCGCTTTTAAGCTGTCACGATGTCCTCCGGCATATTGATTGCCGTATCTCTCAGTTTGTTCGCCATTGCCTCTGCAATCTCATCAATGTCCTGTTGTTCCCTCACGATAATCTTGTCCGCAAGTTTCGGGATTGTGATGTTGATGTTTTTGCTCCTTGATTCGTTCCGGCTTTCGCTTTTCGCCGTCAGCGATTTCCTCTTTGCCATCGCAAGGCTCTGATCGTGAGGATATACCCTTGAGCCTTTCGGAAGGTCTACAATCTCACCGCCCTTCTCGTTAATCTGGGCGATTCCTCCTTTCCAGTCCGGTGTACCTTTTGCCAGTGCAGGAATCGTCGGGATATGAAAACCGATATGTTTTCCTCCCACTCCCGGAATCCCTTTCGGAATATCCACGGATATCCCGTTAATGCCGCTGATGGCTTTATTGATGAGAGTGATTACGGCGTTGATGGGCGTCTTGCAAAGTCCCGACAATGCCTCAAAGATTCCCTTGAAGATTCCTTTTACGCCCTCCCACGCTTTCCTCCAGTTCCCTGTAAATACCCCAGTAATGAACGTGATAATCCCGTTAAAGGTCGTTTTCAATCCGTTGATAACCGTCTTAATGCTCTCCACTATCGTTGTGATGATGACTAAAATTCCTGTAAACTCTGTCCGTATAAATTTCTTTACAACCCCAAGCACGGTCTTGACGATGGTGGAAATTATGCTAAATGCCGGACGGAACCGTTTTATCACGCTGTCTGCTGCCGTCAGTATCACGTCAAACGCTCCAGAAAGCACTCCCTTGACCGTTCCTGCCACGCTGGACGCCACGCCTGTGATAACGCTTATCGCACCGCTTATGTTCCCCACAACGCTTCTGACAATGCCCACAACGCCTTGTATAACTCCACCGATACTATTGATAGCAATGGAAACAATGCTCTTGATTTGTTTTACATAGCCGTTTATCAGATTCTTGACGATATTAAGTGGCGTCTTTACGATTCCGCCCAGCGTTTCAAAGATTCCCTTGAAAATCCCTTGTACGCCCTGCCATGCTTTTTTCCAGTCCCCTGAAAATACTCCGGCAACAAAATCCGCAATTCCTCCGATGGTATCTATCAATCCTCCGATGATGTCTTTCAATCCGTTCACGATAGATATAACGATGTCGATTCCCGTAGAAAGTACATTTCCGATGGTTGCGACAACCATCTTCATAGCCGGTCGTACAATCGCCACAATCAGGTTAAATGCCGGACGAAGTGCATTGGATACAATCGTTGCAATCCCCTGAAGTATCGGACTGAGTACATTGACGGCAGTCCTTACGATTATGGCAATCCTTGAAAATACCGCCTGAAACATTCCGGCTATTTTCTGAATAACCGGCAATGTTTTCTCTACTATCGTGACAATGGCACCTACAACGGCACCTGCCACTTTCATGACCGGCGGGATAACTGTCCCCATGATGTTTCTTATGTTAGAAAAAGCACCCTTGATAACCGGTGCTATCGTGACGATTGCCCCCTTGATT